CACCTTTGCACAGATTAGCCAAAGCCTAGCGATTTGTAGTAATCAAATGGCAAGTGTCTCAGAAAAGTCACCTTTGCACAGATTAGCCAAAGCCTAGCGATTTGTAGTAATCAAATGGCAAGTGTCTCAGAAAAGTGTGCAGAGTATAAAGCTGATGTTGCATTGAAGCAGACATCTATTAAACGGGCTATGGCAAAAGCTACAGTGAAGTTTTCGGGTGAAAAGAACGTCAGTTTGATTAAGGCGCGAGCTGAATTAGATTCGCAGGTAATGAAGGCACAAGATGAATATGATTCGGCAAGTTCGATATATACGATTGCTCAAGGGGAGCTTGAAGCATGGGCATGTCAGTTTGTGGCGTTGAGGAAGATGGTGGCGATTCGGGAGATTGAGTTGAGGGGCGGGATTGGGTAATATTTTAAGGTATGGAGGAAATTGTAAATAATTGACGAATTATTTACAGATATATTCTAATAAGGAGTTGATTTTTTTGGATATGTTAGACAAAGAGATAGCAGAATTAAATATATTATTAGAAGATTATAAAGGAAAAAATCTTTTAGTAATGGGAAGGAATAAATCCGAAGATTATTCTAGAGTAATATCATCTCATGAAATTAGAAGAAATAAGCCAAATGATACCTATAGTGTAAAAATTGTATTCAATGATGGGAAAACGTTGGAATACGCCGATGTTGAAGACGTGGAAATTAATGAGAATAAAAAACCTAAAGTATGGATACGTGAAAAAGGAATGCAGGAACCTCATCCTAAGATTGTATTTGGAGAAGGATGTACAACTTATGTGACAAGAACAGAGCCTTGAATTAATATTTTTAATAAGAAAGCATCCTTCGGGGTGCTTTTTTCATGCCCAAAACCAAAACAAACACTCAGGCGGTGGTGATTATGTGACAAATATCGAGCAAGCCGAGGCTGATTATCAGTCCGGCCTCAAATACAAAGAAATAGCCGAAAAATATGGCGTTTCTCTCAACACGGTCAAGTCGTGGAAAACACGATACGGCTGGCAAAAGGTGTGCACACAAAATAAAAAAAGTGTGCACACAAAAAAGGGTGCACCACCTGCGCCTAAAGGTAATCAATACGCCCTAGGTAATAAAGGTGGTCATGCGCCGCCCGGCAATCACAATGCTGTAACGCATGGGCTATTTGCAAAGTTCCTGCCAGCTGAGACATTGGAGATTGCTGAGGAGCTGACCGAGGTTTCGCCTATTGACATCCTTTGGGGTAATATCTGCATCAAGTATGCGGCGATACTCCGAGCACAAAAGATTATGTATGTGAAGCAGGAAGCGGACAATTCGCCAATAAATAAGATTTTACTTGCTGAAAGCCGCCAAGCCACATTCATGGCAGCACAAGCACGGTCAATGGCAACACTCACCAGTATGCTCAAGCAATATGAAGAGCTTTGCAAGGCTGAAATGGCTACAGAAGAACAACGCTTGCGTCTCAAGAAGATGCAGACGGATATCACAATCATGGAAAGTAAAGTGTCGAATGCCGATAGCGGCGGTATGGCTGAAACATTAAAGAAAGCAAGGGGGCGGGTAAATGGCGAAACAAAAGAAGAGTGATGAAGAACAACTCATTGAGTTTCTTGCTGAATTTACAGGAGATCCTCTTGGATTTGTTTACGGTGCTTTCCCATGGGGTGAGGGTGACTTAAGTAAATTCGATGGTCCAGATGATTGGCAAAAGAAGCTTTTAGCTGATATTCGCGATGGCCTCAAGACACCAGATGAAGTTATCCGCGAAGCCATTGCCTCTGGTCATGGGATTGGTAAATCCGCCCTTGTGGCATGGCTCATATTGTGGGCTATATCGACCTATGAAGATACGAGGGGCGTTGTCACAGCAAACACAGCTACACAGCTGGAAACAAAAACATGGCCAGAGTTGATTAAGTGGCATCAGCGGTTCATTGGCAAGAGCCTTTTTGAGGTTACGGCCACCGCGATTTTCTGCAAGGATAAAGACCACCAAAAGACTTGGCGAATTGATGCCATCCCTTGGAGCGAGAACAATACAGAAGCGTTTGCGGGGCTACATAACCAAGGCAAGCGTATCATAGTTATATTTGATGAAGCATCAGCGATTGCAAATGCGATATGGGAAGTTGCTGAGGGTGCTATGACAGATGATGATACAGAAATCATTTGGTGCGCTTTCGGAAATCCTACACGCAACAGCGGTCGCTTTTTTGATTGTTTCCATAAGTTCCGTGCCTTTTGGAATGTGCAGCAGGTTGATAGCCGGACAGTCAAAGTCAGCAATAAGGATACGATAAATCAATGGGTTACGATGTATGGCGAAGAAAGTGACTTTGTTAAAGTCCGCGTAAAGGGGCAGTTCCCTTCGTCCTCAGACCGCCAGTTTATCAGCTCAGTGCTTGCGAATAACGGTAGAGGAAAGAATGTGCCATATCAGCAATATAGTTTTGCACCGGTTATTATCGGTGTAGATCCAGCTTGGGATGGCGGCGATGAAATTGCAGTCTATATGAGGCAAGGCCTCAATGCAACACTGCTTGCTACGTATCCAAGGAATGACAACGATTTTATTATCGCTGGTTATATTGCTGATTTCGAGACACGTCATAGGGCCGACGGTGTTATTATTGACCAAGGCTATGGCACAGGCATCTATAGCGCAGGCCTGCAAATGGGGCGGCAGTGGATGCTAGTTGCATTCAGTGAAGCATCGCCGGATGCAGGGTATCTCAATATCCGTGCTTATATGTGGGCGAAAATGCGTGACTGGTTGCGAGAGGGCGGCGCTTATCCCGATGATCAAACAACATATGATGACATAATTGGTCCGGAATATATTGTCAAGGAGAATGGCAAGATTATGCTGGAAAGCAAAAAAGATATGAAAAAGCGTGGCTTGCCATCACCTAATAGGGCGGATGCGCTTGCGCTCACATTTGCACGACCAATACAAAACAACAAGATGAAGAGTATCAATATCCCAATCGCAGGTGCGATGTAAGGAGGTGTTACCTATGAATTTAGAACAAGCAAAAATTTTTTATAAGCCAGAAGAGCCACATAAGGGTGGGCGATATTGTCCGATGTGTAAATATTACCCACTTATTGACGAGCCGCATTCACTTTGCCGAGGATGTTTTGGAGTAAATGGTAGCCCACCCGCATGGTATGAACCATGCACTTCTAATTGCACCGACAGTGCGGAAATCGACATTTTTGCAAGAATTAAGGATGTCAATGCACAGGTGAGTATCCTGTGGAAACTTAAGGTTAACCTTGATAATTGTGTAATGTGCATAAGCGATAAAGAAAAAATGGGCATCAATATTCTGGAAACAGATTTCGGCAGAATACCTATTGTTCGTTCTAAGAAACTGAATAAAGGCGAATTTGCTTTTCTCCGTGAGGGGGAAATAGCCGTTGAGTAAGTACAACAACATCAAAATAAGCGATGGCAAGCGCGAAATGATCGTGCACAAGCTACAGCAGGATATCGATGCCGCCAATCGCTACTATGAGGACGAGATAGAGCCCAAGGTTATTGAACGCTATGACATCTATCATGCGTCACCTGCCTATTATGAGAAGAAATTCCCGAAGCTGACAAAACGCTCTGATATGGTCAGCACGGATGTTGCCGACACTATCGAATCGACCATGCCGTCCATGATGAAAACATTCTTTGGTAGCACGGACGTAGTCAGTATCCAAGGCGAAGACGGCGGCGATGATGACGATACTCGAGCCGAAAAGATGCAGGAGCTTATCAATTTTCAGCTTGAGAAGAATAAATTCTTCATGAAGTTCTACCAATGGGCGAAAGATGCGCTGATTACAAACCTTGGTATTATCAAAGTCGATTGGGATCGTGAATACAAGGTTACACAGCAACAAATCGCATTATCGCCGGATGCATATCAAGAGTTCTCCCAAGACAAAGAAATAAAAATCATTTCAGCAGAACCCGATATGACAACGGGTTCTTTTTTAGTTGTGTTCGAGGGACCGACACTCAGCAAGAACCAGCCGCGTGTTATGAACGTACTGGCTAGTGAGTTTCGGTTTAGCCCGGATGCTACAAATTTGGAAGATGCTGATTTTGTCGCACATCGAAAGATTGTCAATATTGATTATCTACGAAAGCAACAAACAAGCGGCTTATATGACAACGTTGAGACGTTAGCCGAAAAGGCTCAGCCGCCCAGCTACACAACCTTGGACGAAAAGAACAACGACAACATCAACGAGACAGTAAATTCAACGGACAGCGGTCGCAAAAAGGTTGAACTGTACGAGTGCTATGTCTCACTGAATATGAGCGATGACCCAGACGGGCAGCTCACACCGATGATTATTACCATATCAAACGGCGTGATTCTCCGCATGGAAGAAAACGTTTATGAGAGACACCCTTTCTTTACGTTATCGCCAAGGCTTGACCCACATAAGATATGGCCTGAGGCTGGATTTGTTGACCTCATTGCACAGATGCAGCACAGCAAGACGGCAATCATGCGGCAGATGATCTATAATCTCGCACTCAGCAATAACAGCCAGGTCGGCGTTGATATGAATGGCTTAGTCGATGTCAATGATATCATCGAAGGAAAACAGATTGTACGCTTTAACAAGCCGATTAATCAGTGTATGCAACAATTGCCAGCGGCCCCGTTGCAGTCATGGACCTTCAACATGCTTGAGTATCTTGACCAGCAAACTGAAAACAGAACTGGTATCACAAAATACAATCAAGGCATGGACAGCAACAGCCTAAACAAAACAGCAACTGGTATCAACATCATCACGCAGCAGGCCAACCAAAGGTTAGAGCTGATTGCTCGTATCTTTGCTGAAACGGGCATGAGTGATTTATTCCGGTTTCTCATAAAGCTTAATCAGATGTTTATTGATGAGGACACGGTTATCCGTCTCACCAATGGACCAATGACAATTAAGCCGGATGATTTGACTGGTGAATTTGACCTTATCGTAAATGCGGGCATGGGTGCAGGTGCCAAGCAAAGTAATCTTCAAAACCTGCAAATGCTACAAGGCATTATTACACAGCTTGCCCAGGTTGGCATGGCTGGCCCAGAACAATTCTATAATTGTGCCAAACGCATGATTGAGGAAATTGGCTATAAGAATGTAGATGATTTTGTTATCTCACCGGATAAGATGCAACAACAAGAAGCACCGAAAGACGATCCGGTCAGTGAATCGATGCGGATTGACCTTGATAATGCTCCATGGCAAATCAAGATGCAGTATTACCAAAAACAAGGATTCCAAGTATCTGATGATATGTTCACAGAACAGGCCACTACAGATGCACTCAAAACGGCGGTTGATGCTCATGCCAAGGCAGAAGCAACAAGGGGGAATATGAATATTGGAAGAACGGGAAATCCGGTTGCAGGCGCAAATCCACAAAGCCCAGCAAGCCAAGGAAACCCTGCAAACAATCGAACCATGGCTCAACAAGCAGCGGGAGGAAGTATACCGCCAATTGGAGGACAAAACCAACCATGATGAAATGCGGTTGAAATATCATCTAATTGCTTTGCGAGATTTAGAGGATGGTTTGAGGACTGATATTTCTACAGGCAAGATGGCAAGTAATGAACTTGAAGGTGAATAAAAGGAGGTGATCCTTATCTAAGGCAGGCTAATCCCCTGCCAACATGGTCGATTTCGACCAGTTTAAACCTATCGATTTCGATAGGTTATTTTTATGCAAAAATTTAAGGAGTGATTTTTATGAACCAAGCTAAAGAGCAGTTCATGTTTGATTTACAGTTATTCAATGATGGCGAACCTGCACCGGCAGCAGAAGCAGCTCCACAGGATATGCCACCAACAGACCCACCAGCAGAGCCACAGAATACACCACCGGCTGCAACCCCAGAGGACAGCCCTAATTGATTATTCTGAGCTCAGCAAAAGCAAGCCGGATGACCAGCTGGCATTTCTCAAGAAAAACGGATTTCTAGGGCAGCAAAGCCGGAACCTCCGACAAAACCCGAAGGCAAGCCGGATGACCAGCTGGCATTTCTCAAGAAAAACGGATTTCTAGGGCAGCAAAGCCGGAACCTCCGACAAAACCCGAAG